ACTCACAATCATAGCACGGATGTCGCTATTGATGGCAGCCTGGGTCATCTCGTCCAGAATTTGGAAACGGGTGGCAATACGATCCATTGCCTCGTCATCAGTCTCAGTCGGGTGCGGTTCAATAGTCACTGTATCAACAGGAGTAAAAGCAATTGCACCGTCAACAACTCGACGGGTGGAGGGTGTATCCAGATATTGGAAATCAGACGAACGTGCGATACGTACACGGCAAAGAGGACCGCCGTTAGCGAAGGCTGCGCTACCGTCATTATGAACAGTAATAAAACCGCCACGCTTGCCTACCTTGTATTCCTTAGCCAGGTCAAAAACGCCAGCAACAGGCTTGTCATGGTACTCACCGCGAACGATACGAACTTGAGACATTTATTAGCTCCTTGTCAACTGTCTATGTAATGATTGTATATGGAATCTGATTTATTGTCAAATTTAGGCAAAAAATTTGACGCGATTAAGTTGAGTCTTGCCGTCAGAGTGGTGTGCCTTGACTGTGCCTTGACCAGTCAACTTGGAACCCACATCAGCGCGGCCTTTCTGGCTGAAAAACACGACCTGATCTTGATCCGTGATCAGGGTGGTGAAATAGCAATTCCATTGCTGGCTGTGGATCTGACGAACAACTTCACCAGTAAAGCTAATTTTATCGCCAATCTGACCAATATGACCACCACGGGCATCACTGATACGATCATCCACCGACTGCTTTTCAGTAGCACGATCATAGCCGACGGGCAAGTAAGCCACTACTGCGATATCACGCTCACCGATGGTATCACCATTAGCCAGAGCCAGTGATTTTGTGTCAAATTCGCTGAGAACCTTACCGGACAAGATCTTAAACATCAACCCCTTGTAGTAAGTTCGGATCTTAGCCGCCAGTTCGCGGTCCTGTTCCGTGATCATCGTTGAATCTTCTAAGGCACGGACCATGAAATCACGGTTACTGTCAACAGGAATCGAATGACCTTGTTCATTGAACCAAAAAGATCCTGCCTTGACATACTGACCATCACAGAGACGGAATGCGGTAGCAGCAGCGGCAAAAACAGTGTCGGTATCGTACATCTTAGGTTGCGGACGAACATAACGACCACGCCGCACGGGTTGATCAGTCTCATCCGCGTGGCCCATGCGCTTTACTTCAAGATCAGACATATTGGACACATCAACAAAACCAGGCATTTACAAACTCCAGTTGTTTATCTACTATGGATACAGTATATCACTACACTGATTTATTGTCAAATTTTGGTGCGGCCAGAGATTTGATCAGCGAGAAATCGTGAATATCCTACACTGGAAACAGGATATCCACCTTTCTGGAGCCACTTTTTGACATGAGGGAGGATGTAACCCTTGCTCTGTAGAATCTCTAGTGGAGCCTTGCCAGACTCAAGTAGAGAAAAATATTCTTCAACTTCAAAGTTCTTGCAGAGAAAGGTCAGAAAAGAGCCGCGGGCGCCACGCTTGAAGCGGGCTACAAACTTACCGTCATACACTGCGTATTCACCCTGGGTGAACTCAGACTTGACAAACTTGGTCATTTAGAACTCCGTCTATCTACTATGATGGTAGTATACTATGGACGGAATTTATTGTCAAATTATCTACGCTCTCTACCTGCTTTTGAATCTTTGCGAGGTACTTCCTCGCTATCGCCTCTAAAGATATCAGTGACTGCTGCTCTGCTTTTCTTTTTGTTCTTTTCAACATCAATCTCTGACGGTACGTCCACTTGGACATCTGGCTCATCTTTAGGAACACCTGATCCCTTGTCAATCTTGAACGTAAAATTGCCCTTGATGTCAGTACTATAGTAAGTTTTAGACGCCGACAAATAAACACCTTTTATGTTATCGCTTGGATACACGGTATTGAATTCTTCAAGAATCCACTCATTCTTGCCTTGTTTGGCTTTTGTATATACTTGCACTAGAGCGCCGTTGTTCAACAAGTCGGTTGCAGCTTTACTGAAGTTTGTCTTTTCATTTACAACCTTTGCTGCTTGTTCTGCAACTTCCGCTAGTATGTGAAAATACAAATCAGTATTTTGAGGTGTTTTAGTGTTTCTGTCTGTTGCCAAACGTTTCAGAGTAGAACTTATGCCTAGACTATCAATGTCATCTAAATTCATAGGTGCTTGACCTCTTAGACTCTTTATTTCATCAGCATCTTTCTGGGTTATGATCTTGTACTTTACTCCAAGATACAATGGAGCACCATTCTGACCTGATTTTATAATATTTTTTATAAGTTCGACTTCATCATTGAATTTAGACAGCAACTCCTTACCGCTAGGAGATGCTTCTAGTGCTACGATTTTATCGTACAAATTCTTTGCACTGGCTTTAGCGCCAGCACCACCTTTAGTACTAATCAAAACTTCTTTGCCAGATTTTGATCTTAGAATACTATCACTCAATCCAGCAGTAACACTCTCATCAAATGTAATGGATGTATTTTGAAAGCTACCGCCCAAAAATTTTTCGGCCGCTTCTGCTGCATTTCCAGTATATTGTCCTTTTATAATAGCAATAGGCTGTAGTATTTCACAGAAGTAGTCTCTGAATCCTTCGAAAGTAATATCTTTAGGTGGTTCAAACTTTATAGGTAGTGGATGGCCCATAGCAATTTTATGTGCTACGTGATAGAGTACGTTATCAGTTCCCAGTGTTTGCGCTAACTGATTCATAACATCCGCAATAGATAAATTTACTTTCTTAGCTAGTAACAGGTCTTGCGGCTTTAGTTTCTCTTTAGTCTTCTTCGAAGACTTAGTGTCTAGAGAGTAGCCAAGGACAGTGTTTGGCATGTAGTTTTGTGTAAAACTCGGCTTGATTTTTTCCATGTATTGGCCAATTTTTACAACGTTATCTTGCTGATCAGTGAATGTGGCAATACCAAAACCGCCGGTTCGTGGGCTAGCCTTATTCAGCCACTGTACATTGGTGAATTTCTTTAGTTCTATCGCAAGTTGATCAGGCTCAAATCTACCACCACCAGTTGGATAAAACTGTAGTTCATTGAACGTCAGTTGATCTCCGTTACTATTCTTGAATACAGCGCCTGGCTGACGACCAGCAAGACCTGTACTTTCTTCCAAATGAGTCAATGACTCCATCAATGATCTAATAATTATCGGATTCACTTTATAACGTCCTTGTATTACTAATATTTATCTAGGATTTATAATGTTACATCTTCCATGCCAGCCGTTCTCAGTTTGACAATGTGTCCTAATTGCCATTGCTTAGCTTCTAAACCCTTTAGAATTCCTAACCATCTGTTTCTGAGATATGCTACTTCGTTTACCAAAGTCTCCATATCGATGACTTCAGATTCACCATCGATATATTTTTCAGCATCTCTACTTGATAGCGCACGTTGATAGTTCTCAAGATACTTCTTGAAAGTTGTTGCGCGAATTTTTCTAAGTTGTATGTTTAGATAATTCAATACAGCTTCTATTTCCTGTAATTGATTAAATCTATGCTCTGTGATTCCAGGCAAGTTTGAAAGATTCTTTTCAATATTGCCCTTTATACTTGAATCAAGTTTTGCAGCTAACAACTCGTTTTCGTAGTACGAAATAAAATCTGGCAATAATGCCAGATTGTTTGTTATCTTAGTATACCAAGTCATTGGTTATGTTGTTTACCATTCTTCATCTTCATCTTCGCGATCAACCAGAGAATCATAATCTTCATACTCTTCATCTTCAGTATCTGCGAATTCACCGTAATACTTTACTGCGGCCATAATATTTTCATCGTTACTAAATTCATATTTGATATCTTCAATATCAATATCATGATCTAGTAATATACTTACTACGTTTTCAGCAATTACCGATGCATCATCAACAGGAATATGATCACTAACTATATTCCAAATTTCACTAATGACTGAAAGTGCCTGTGCGCTCATTCCACCGTTTCCTCCTTTGTTTGACTATTTAGTGATTGTTCCTGTTTTGAGAACTCTGACATTACTAGATCCATAATGCCGTTCTCGTTTCTGTTCCATTCTTTACGGAAGTACTTATGGATTTCTCCATTCAAGTCGGTATATGTGTACCGATTGCCCTCTTTCTTGATTAGACTACGTGACTCTAGTAAGTCAAAGAATCCGCTGTATGGATTCATGCCGGTCTCATAGGGAATCTGAATTTGAATGTCTTCAAAGGGCTTTGCGTAGCGAGTCTTCATGATCTTGCAACCAGCGCGAATACCCAATACTTCACTAACCTTGTTACCTTCTTCGTCTTCTTTTAGCTTTAGTTTCTTCATAGCAACAAGAATACTTGAAGCATATACGAAGCCCTGGCCACCGCTGACGTTGGGGTCAGGGTTATATGGGTCTTGACTTGCGTATGTATGATTGGTTGCAACAAGTCCAACGTTACAGTTGCCAAACATGTTTACACAGTTAGTAACCAATGCCTTTAGTGCCTTAGCCTTACGACCCATGTCACCCTTCATATCACCAGAATCAAACTGGTTTACTTCAGTGGGTGACATAAGCATGCCCAAGGAGTCAACTACAAATAGCACTTTAGGTCGATCATCATCGGCCATTGCTTTATAGTCTTTCATGAATGTTGAGATTGTTTTAGCAACATGATCAATCATTGCCATGTTCAACTTCAACAACTTTTCTTCGCTGGTGTCTACTCCAAGTGCTTGGAGCCATGATTCATCCAATGCATTTTCACTATCGATTAGTACAACGAAAATACCTTGCTCTTGTGCATTGCGTACTAGATTTCCGGAACAAATGTAACTCTTACCTGAGCCACTTTCACCAGCAAACACTGTTACTTTGCCTAGCGGCACTCCCTTTTTGAAGTCTCCGCTAATCAAATAATTCAGTGCATAATTTCCAGTTGAAATCCAATCTGTAGGATCATTGAAGCCAATGCTCAAACCTTCAATGCTTTTAGTAATGTCCTTACGGAACTTTGATAAGTCAAATGGTCTTGTAGCCATACTGTAATACTTTTCCTTTTTATTTCTGTAGTAAATCAGGGTCTGCTTTTTACTACTTGTCGCTGATTATATACTGAGAACGGCTCAGTATCAAGTAAGTCTGGACAAGAATTTGCTAGTTCCTGAAATTCGTAATCACTTGGGTAGTGGCGTAGAACACCTCTTGCGCGGTCGCGCACAATACTGGGAACTCTTGGAGTTTTTCCAGGATCACATAGTTCTTCTAATAGCTTCTTTCCCAATTTCAAAGCACGAAATCGTTCGTCTGGTAATGTCATGATAATTCTCCATTTTTATTGAATCAGGTGCCAATGGCACCTGATTCTGAATGTAAAGTTTATGATACTTTGCTTTGTTGACGACTACGAATCATCGCCAAAATATCATTTGCCTTCTCGCTACTAACTGGCTTGGTAGCTGCTGGCTTTTCAACTTCAAACGGAGGATCGTCGTTGTCATCAGTGACATTTGCGCGTGGAACATTTACCTTCGTTACAGTAGGTTGCTCTGTCTTAGCTGGACGAGTTGAGCCTTCATCCATGTCTGATGGAGCAGAACTCTGCAAACCCCATGGCTTGTAATAAGCAGCCCAACGATCAGGATCATATGGCTTACCATCTACTGAAGCATCAAACATTTCTTTGATGATACGTAGTTCACTTTCGCTTGGCTTCTTTGGCAAGAACTCACGTAGATTGTATAGACCATGTGCCTCAATAGCAGCAAGTTCTACATCAGTTAGTGCGCTCTCCTTACGAGCCCATCCGCTGGTTGAATAGTCAGCGTAATCACCCTTCTTTCCCTTTACAATTCGGAAATCTAGACCGTGAATAGGATCGGTAGGCAATTCTTCAATCTCTGGATCCATCAATGAACTCTTGATGATGGTAAAAATCTGTGGACTGATAACAAAACGTCGAATTGGATTTTCTGGTTGCTTATCCTCAGATAGAGGATTCTGACGAACAAAACCTTGGAATAGATAACTACGCTTCTTCCAGTACTTATTGGCCATTTCTTTTAGACTTTCGTCTTTGTACCAAGTACGAACTTCTGCCAAGATAGGACAGTTATCGCCATACATTTCCACACATGGAACCTGTACAACAACTTCTTTAGAAGATTGACCAATTACTCCTTGAAATGGTAGTTTGATCATTGCACGTTCAACCCAGAAAAATGAGTTTGAAGTATCGG